ATTATCATTATCATTATCATTTGTTAAAAGTTTAATTTTTTCAAGATTATTTATAATTGTAACTATAGAGTTATTTGAATTTTCTACTAAAAAAATTTTAATATCGTTGTTAATGTTAATATTTTCTTTACAGCATATATTTTCTAATATTTTAAGTAATAATTTATTTTCTAAATTATTTAACACAGCTGTAATTAATCTTGACTGAATACTCTTTATTACTTTTTGTAAATTATTACATGAAGCAATAAAATTTATATTATTGCTATATTTATCAATATAATTTCTAAATACCTGTTGACTTTGTTCATTAACAATATCAATATCGTCTAAAATTAAAAACTTTTTTTTTCCTTTGATAGAACATTTAGTTTGGCAGAAATTTTTAACATTTGTTCTGTAATGTGTAATGCCAGGCTCTTTAATAGTATTTATATTTAATATATCATCATCATTAACTTTATTATCATAATATGTATTAATTAAAACTTTTATCAATGATGTTTTGCCCGAACCATAATTTCCGATTAATAATATATTTAAATTATTAATGGAAATCAAATTATTTAGTAGGTTTAATAAATCATTATTAATATAGAAATCATTTATTGTTTTAGGTTGATATTTATAAATAAATGGTGTATCCATAATTAAATTATATAATTAACTTTATACATTTAAGTTTATATACATATTTTTTAAATACTAATAAATAGTATTATGTCGCCCGATAATTATTATTCTATATTGGGTATAGAAACAGACTCAACAGCAGATATGATAAAACGAGCTTACAGGCGTCTATCATTAGAATTACATCCAGATAGAACGAAAGATAATCCAATTTTAACAGAGAAATATAAAAAAGTGAATGAGGCATATGGAGTGTTAAATGATAAAGATAGAAAGCGTATTTATGATTTGCAAAATATACAAAATGTAAAAAATATGAGAAATATGCGAACAAATAACGATTTTAAAGCCGAAAATTTTATGGACATGTTAAATAGGGCAGGTATTAATAACACCAGAGTCAGCAATGTTAATAGTAACGTGTTTGATTTAAATGGTGCTATGAACGATATGTTGAATAATAAAAATAGTATATTTAATAGTGAAAAGTTTAATAATATGATGAGCAAGCCTCCACCAATTATAAAAAAAATATCGATTACATTACAAGAAGCGTTCTCTGGTTGCAAAAAACCAATAGAAATAGAGAGATGGATTTGTGCAAATACAATAAAACATAATGAAAAGGAAACCTTATATTTATCAATACATAGCGGTATAGATAGTAACGAAATGATTTTTATTCGCGAAAAAGGGAATGTATTAGACGATTTTAATAAAGGAGATGTTAAAATTTTTATTAACATAATAAATGATACATGCTTTCAAAGAGAAGGAATGGATCTAATTTTTAATAAGGATATTTCTTTAAAAGATGCGTTATGTGGTTTTACATTTGAAATAGATTATTTAGACGATAGAATATTTAAAATAGACAATCATAATGGTAATGTTATATCAAGTAATTACAAAAAAACAATAAAAAATTTAGGAATGACAAGAGATAAAGTTAAAGGCAATTTAATTATATGTTTTAATGTTTTATTTCCAAAAAAATTAAGCAAAGATATAATAGAAAAATTGGAAAATATTTTATAAATTTAATTATAATTAATATAATTAATTTATAAAATATATTGTAAATTAATTATACTTATGATATTTTTTTGTTTGGAATATCTGCAGATACAACGTATAAAGAGTTTTCGGTAGATATAATATATTCGGTACCTACTTTATAAATTTTAGTTATTGGAGATGTATATTCGTCCTCACTTTTAACTAATAATTTCTCATTATCATCTTTAACACCAATTAAGCACTTTCCTTCTTGCGAATCTGTCCAGTAATCAAACATAATGGGTTTGTCCTCAACAACGGCAAGCTTTGCACAATGTTGTAAACAATCACTGCACGGCGATTTATATTGTTGTAAATTTTCTTCACTCATTTATATTATATAATATTTTAAATACTATTACTTTAAATACTTATACAAAAAATAAATATATTAATATAAATATTTATAATAAAAAAATATTTATAAAAAAATATTTATAAAAAAAATATTTATAAAAAAAATATTTATAAAAAAAATATTTACAGAGATAATTATGTAAGAGAAATGTTTATGTTATTATTAAAATAATTTGTATTAATTTTAAGTTTTTTTTTCTTACATAAACGTTTATTTTTAGACTGTTTATCTATATCTGTCATCTCATTATTAATATTAATATTGTCATATTCTTTATAAAGAACATCTTTAATAAATAAATATATTTCATTTATCATAATGTCGTCACATCTACCTACTACAAGCACACTTCCTGTGCGAAAAATCATAAAAGATACTTTAAATATTGTTTTATTTTCATTTGTTATTTCTTTATTTTCTTTTGCTATAGTTTTCTTATCTTTAGATTTATCCACTGGGGGTTGAATGCCGGTTTGCTTATCTACTCTTATATCATAAAAGAAATTACACTGAATACCCGGATATGAACAAGGATCATATGAACTGTTAATACTATATTTATTTTTCAATAAATCATAAAGTTTATCTCTATCAATTAAGTATCCACAATTAAAATTTGAATTTATTAAAACCGTTTCACTATTATCATTATAAGTAATCTTTTCATTAACAATATTTAATGAATTTAAAATGTTTACTAATATATCAAGTATTTTAGATAATGAACTATTACATTGAATCCCGGGTATTTCTAACTTTCCGGTATTAAAAACCTTCACATGAAAATCCTTAAATACTTTTCCCATTTTTATTCTAATAATAACAACAAAACAATTGTAAAATGCGCTTTTCTTTTTACATCTATAACTAATCAAATCTTTTTTATTGATACCAATACTAATTTTTCGGACGTCTTTGAATTTTACTCTACCTTCAGGATTATCAATATTTGTTATTATATATTCATCAACATAAATATTTTTATTCTTATAATCCTGTATGTTTGCCGTAATATCTTTTAACTCTTCTTTATTTTGAGAGTTAAATTTCATTTGTTTTTTTATAATGCCCTCTTTTTCAGAGTAATATGGTATCACGGGCATTTTCCAAAAATATTCTTTAAGATCAATTGCTGTAGATAGATATGATATTTGTGTTTTTGTAGATATATAAAGTTCGCTGCTTTTAGGAGCGGTTATTTTATCACCAGTTTCATTATAGTTATTTGCGTTACTTTGATCATTTAAATCTTTATTAATATTTAAAATATTTGTATTATAATTACCTTGAACAAAATTCATCCAATCATTATCGATAGAATTTAAATTGTCCATAGTTGTTTATCTATTTATATAGATATTCTTTAAATATACTTCAATTATTTAAAATAATAAAATAATAAAATAATAATAAAAATTTTACAATGATGATATATAGTCGTTCAAAGATAAAATAAAGTATTTTTTTATAGTAGCTCCTTTATCATTATGATGTGTAATGTATTCAACCAATTTTAAAAATTGGTTATTAATCATTATATCTTTATTTCGTATAACAAAGTTTAAATAAGATATTATTATTTTATTAATATCAATATAATATTTAACAATTACATTATCTATATAATTAGATATTTTATCGTAATTATTATACTCTTTAAAATGTTGTGTTAAGGTAACAAATATATCATCAGTTATAAATCCACAATTTTTCGTATTATTCATATTTAATTGTATATGATTTATCATGCTTCGCAAGTCTGATTTATAAAATTTCTGTATAGAGATTAGTTGTTCATTAGTATAAGTTAAATTTTCTTTTGAAATAATATTTTGTAAAAAATTAATAATATTTTCTTCAGGTAATTGATTAAATTTTAATTTTATAAAAATATTCTGCAGCGATTCATCAATTCTCGATATGTAATTGCATATTAAACAAAAGCGAATATTATCATAAGTATTTATATTTATTAATAAGTTTTTTAATGCTAACTGAGCTGAGTTTGTCATATAATCTACTTCATCTAATATAATAACCTTTACCCCTTTTACAAATAAATTTTTTGAATTTACAAACAGATATATTTGGTTTCGTATTACATCAATGCCACGCTCATCAGAAGCATTTAAATGAATAATTAGACTTTTATTTTTATTATTATTTAGAATTTGGAGTTCTTCTATTAAATTTATAATAGTCGTAGTTTTGCCTGTTCCAGGTGGACCATGTAATAAAATATTTGGTAAATAATTCATTTTAAGTATATTATTTAATATATTTTTGTTGGTTTTATCAAGAACAATATCATTTAATATATTTGGACGATATTTTTCTACCCATGGTTTTGAATTATTTATTATCGTCGTCATTATAATTATAATATTGATTTATTTAAATAATTGATTCACAATAATTGATTTAAAAAATATTAAACAAAAAATATTATATATTTTATATAGAATATATAATATAACATAGCATAATGATAAACGATACCGGTTATTTAGAAATTATTTTAGGACCGATGTGGTCAGGTAAAACAACAGAATTAGTTAAATTATACAATAAATTCAAATATTGTAATATAGATATTTTAACCATAAATTATTTGCATGATACCAGGTATTCCGATAATAGTATTTCCACACATGACAAAATTAATATACCTTGCCATATGTTACAAAAATTAGAAGATATATCTGATATAAAAAATGATCAAGTAACTGATATATTTAAAGACTCGAAAGTTATTTTAATAAATGAAGGTCAGTTTTTTAAAGATATTAATGAATGGGTAAATATATCGGTTAATAAGTATAATAAACACGTATATATATGCGGTTTAGATGGCGATTATAAGAGGAAGAGTTTTGATAATTTTTTAGAACTAATACCATACAGTGATAAAGTAAAAAAATACAGTGCTATTTGTTCGGAATGTAAAGAAAGACCGGCAATATTTACTCACAGAATAACCGATAATATCGAACAAGAGGTAATAGGAAATGATATTTACAAACCGATGTGTAGAAAATGTTATAA